AAAATGCACCTTTAATTTTTCCTAGAATGAAAAAAGTTGTTCAAACAGAAAAGGGAAAACTAGTAGCTTTTCTACCACATAACTGTTATGATCATTATTGTTATAATAATTCTCAAACCAATAGAGAAGTTTTAGTAACATGGTTTGTTGATAAAAATTATAAAATTGAAAAATGGAAAGAATAAATGGATCATCTAGAGACAATTTTAGAATTAAAAAAAGCACTTAGCCCTGAGTTTATAAAAAGAATGATACCCATTATAAATCATAAAGCTAAAGATTATTTACAAATACAAACAGCTGGGGGGACTGTTGATAAAAAAATTAGAAATGTAAAAGGTTATTCTTTAAACTGCAATGGAACCCCAACAGATTTATTTTATTGGAATTTTGTTAAAGCTGAAATATTTAGATTATATTTGTTGTATAAAAGTAAATTTCCACATTTAATTACTAATAATTTAAACCAGGTAGATTTATTAAAATATAAGGTTGGTGGAAAATATGAAGTGCATATAGATCAGTACACTAATATCCCACGTGTATTAAGTATTATAATGAATTTAAATGATGAGTATGAAGGAGGAGATCTAGTATTTACAGATCAACAATCAAATGAAATAAAAAAAATAAAATTAGGTATGGGTTCAATTGTTTTTTTTCCAAGTAACTTTATGTATCCACATACTATTAAACCAATTACAAAAGGGACAAGGTACAGTATAGTTTCATGGCTCCAGTAAAATTTAAATTAATAAAAAATTTTTTTACAGAATATGAGTTAGAGTTATTACAAAAATATTGTTATAATAAATTAGACTCTAACAAAGATTATAGTTTAGATATTCAATCTTTTTCACCAGCTTGGTATCGTGATCCTCTAATGACTTCAATGTTAGATGTTAAATTACCGTTGGTAGAAAAAGAATCTGATTTAAAATTATTTCCTACTTACGCATATTGGAGATATTATGTTTATGGAGGCACACTAGCAAAACATAAAGACAGACCCTCCTGTGAAGTGTCTGTAACCGCATGTATAAAAAAATATGATGACTGGCCTATCGTAGTTGAAAATCATTTTTTTGAATTAAAAGAAGGAGATGCAATTCTATACGCAGGTTGCGATCAAGAACATTGGCGTCCTGGAACTTATAAAGGTGATGGTCTAGCTCAAGTATTCTTTCACTATGTAAATCAAAACGGACCTTATAAAGACTACGCTTACGATAAAAAATAAAGTGGTACGCGGCCGTTAAGAAGAGGTACCTTTTTCTTGTGAATCTAGGGGTGTGCAATAAAACTTGATATGCATTCTAGTTCTATCAACATCCTCTTTACCCACTTTATGTAATTTATCTACAGATTCTGCATAACCAACCATTAAACAGTCATATAAACTATCAAATTTATCAGGCCATACTTTAGGGGGTATACATCCTACACCCTCTACACCAGAACAAATAATTAAAGTTAGTAAAAATTTCATTTGACACCTATTGTAATATTTGTATATTATCCTATATGATCGTATACAAAGAAAGGATATACTAATTTATGGACATAAGCAAATATAAAAGTCTCGCAGTTGATCATGACTGCTATAATAAAATCGAACAGATGACCAAGCTTCTGGCACCAGGGGTCACTTTATCACGGGCACAAGTCATTCGAATGCTAGTTGAAAAGGAGGCAAAGAAACTTAATGGCAAAGTTAAGTTTACTACCAAGAGCCGTTAACCTACTTGGAGAAACCTTAGACGCAGAAAGAAACTTGTGGAGGAACGTTATAATTGTAGCGTTAGAAGATGCGTTGGGCAAACACTGGAGAAATAAAAGTTATGGGTTACCTAGAGGTAATAACTCAGAAAGAGCAAGAGCATGGTTTACAGAACCTAATAGAGATTTTGCATTAGTATGTCAGTATGCAGGTTTTGATCATGAGTATGTAAGAGAGAAAGCTATTAAATTTTTTAAGGAGAAAGAAGATGAAGAAAAAAATATGCCCAAGGTGCACTGGGAATGGGTACATAAAAGTGAAAGAGAAAGTAACTTGGCCTAGTAAAGAAAGAGACATAGTTGTACAATGCACTATGTGTAACTCGGAAGGAGAAATAGAAGATGGAAATGGACGACAGGGGACCGTTGGATCTGACACGAAGAATTGAAGATCTAGAAAAACAAAAAAAACTTTTACAATCTGCCTGTAGACGTGCAGGTAAAACTATAAAAGAACAGAAAGCAAGATTGGACGCAATAGAAAAAGGAGTGAATTATGAGTCTACGAAAAGCAATGATTAGTGCTTTGAGAGCACGGTACCAAGCTGACATCGAGGAGGCAGATACCACTATAAATATTTATTTAAACAACAGTGTTGGTATTGGAGAACATCCACAACACCTAGAGGAAATAGATAAACAGCTACGTAAGATTGGCCACGCCAAAGAAAAACTAGAAGTGTTGAAAGATTTTGAATGATTAAAGGAGATAGTGCGGAGTATAAATTATTAGCCAAGTGGGCAAACCAATTGTCTAATTTAGATTTTACAGTTAGTGTGGAGATAGGAGTTAGACAGGGTTATGGCACTCAAGTCATAATGGAAAACTTACCTGAACCTAATTTTCATATTGGGATAGATCCTTACGGAGATATTAAATACAAACATGTTGATGATAAAGAAGGCACAGCTCCTTACTGGAAAGATGCTAAGGGTCAAATCATGGTGGACTTCGACGGAAGTTTTAAAGTTCCTACATATCCAAACACAATGAAACAAGATTTTTTAGAGGCTTTTAAAAAGCATGAAAACTTTATTCTATACCAATTAGAAGACATCGAATACTTTAATGCTTTTGGTAATGGTGTGCCTATTTATTATAAAGGCACTAAACGAATCGTTAACACATATGATTTTGTTTTCTTTGATGGCCCACACACAACTGAAGCTGTCATGAACGAAGCTATGTTTTTTGCAAACAGGAGTAGAATCGGCACTCGTTTTGTGTTTGACGACCACGACACGTATAGAATGGATTTGATTGCACATGCTCTCACATTCTATGGGTTTAAAACAATCGAATCAGGGGAGACTAAGATATGCTTAGAGAGGCAGACCTAGCTTACATCGCTGGATTGTTTGATGGAGAAGGCAGTATCCAATACAAACAATACATGCGAAAGCGAACACATAACAGCAAAGCTTACCCAACTTGGGCTATTAGAATGGAAATTGCAATGACAGATAAGTCTGTATTATTGTGGCTTTGTGAAACTTTAGGTACCGGAACGGTACATTCTCGTAAAGTTAGACCGGGCAGAAAGAAGCAATGGCGTTGGCGTTGCAGCCACCGACAAGCTTATTATGTAGCACGACTTCTATGGCCGTACATACACATTAAAATAGAAGGCATACAAAAGATTATAGAACATTACACAAAAGAAGTTTTGATGAATGGTAATGTTGTTAATTTAAAACAATACAAGGAGGCGATGAGTTTAGAATGACTTTTTATCATGGACTAGGATTATTTTTACTTGGTATGTTTGGCATATTGATTGCCATGTTTGTAACATATTTTGTTGTAAAAAGATTGGAATATAATTTACATAAAAGAAAGCCAAAAAGATTTGAGGATTTAGAATGATTTGGAACGGAACCCCGAAGTTTAATTATCAAAAAATAAATAGAATCGATTCTACTACTGGTCGAGTCTATTCAATTAACGATGAAAGATTGCCTTCTGTTACGACCATATTAGGAGCAACACGATCTGCTGACTCTGAAGCAAAGCTGGCAGCATGGAGGCAAAGAGAAGGCGAAAAAAAGGCAGACCAAATAAGAGATGATGCAGCCGCAAGAGGCACGATTATGCATAGAATATTAGAAGGCCATATAAAAGGTGAAGGCCACATGGATCTAACTAAATTAGGTATGGAAGCAGGCACCATGGCTCAAAACATCATCGATAGAGGCCATTTTAGCCCCCTCACAGAGGTTTGGGGCCTTGAGATGCCTCTATGGTACCCTGGATTGTATGCGGGCGCCTCTGACGTTGCTGGAGTGTATAACGGTCAACCTGCGATAATAGACTTTAAACAATCTAATAAATATAAAAAACGTGAATGGATAGACGATTACTTTATACAATGTGCAGCTTATGCTGTGGCCCATAACTATGTTTATAGAACAAACATACAATCTGGAGTGATTCTAATTAGCGTTAAAGGTGGTGATGTCTTGAGGTATGTATCTGAAGGCAAGGAATTTCAACACTTTATGTGGACTTGGCTAGGTAGAGTTGGACAATACTACAAGCAACAGGCATCTGGAACCATAGTACCTAATGTACCTAAAATATAAAAAAAATAATTATGAGAGACAAGAGCATGGAACAATGGAACAATGGGCTTAAACTATTGATATCATTGACAAATATGCTGCTACAATCTTGTTACAATGTGCTACAGCCTGCTACAGGGAAAATCCCTTCGCGCGCGTGTAATAAAGGTTTTTACAAAACCCTGTTTACATTTTATAAACCCTATGGAAGCCATGATAGCAAAGAAGTCAAAGTATAAATCGGTCGTTATTAAAAAGAAAAGATATTATTTCTACAAAATTACGTGGAAAGATATCACGGGGGACGCCGGGCACAGCGCAGCCCACGAGTTTGCAGGCATGATGCCGGCCATGATGGTTACACACGCTTACGTGTTTAACAAAGATAAGGATAACGTCAGGACGTTTGCAAGTTATGAAATTAACGATGAGTTATTCTCCGACAGGAACGTCTTCCCGGTCGGTTGCATTGTCAAGATGGAGAGAATCTTGTTGTGAATCTTTTTGTTGTTGACTTCTATTTGTATTTTGTTTCGGCTCTTCTTTTACTTTCTCTTTTAACTCTTCAACTGTTACACCTTCTAAGATGGGTGAA